CAACAGGCGATGGTAATACTGGTGTTGGTGCAGATGTTTTATCAGCAAACACTTCTGGGGCAAATAACACAGGTGTTGGCTTAGATGTTTTAAAAGCAAACACCACAGCTTCTAACAACACAGCCGTTGGTGTATCTGCTTTAACAGCAAACACTACGGGTGATTATAATACAGCAATTGGTCAACTGTCTTTAACTACTAACACTACTGGACGCTTTAACGTGGCTTCAGGTGTTGATGCTCTCAGAAGAAACACTACTGGTTCATTCAACACAGCAACAGGATACACAGCTTTAGAGGATAACACCACAGCAGATAGTAACACAGCTTATGGCGCTTATGCTTTAGGAGCAAACACTACAGGTGCAGAAAACGTAGCAGTTGGTAGTGAGGCTTTATCAGCAACCACTACTGGCGGGTTAAATACAGCAGTTGGTACTGAGGCATTGGAGGCTAATACTACAGGACAATATAATACAGCTTTAGGCGGTGCAGCGCTTAAAGCTAATACAACAGCATCAAGTAATACAGCAGTGGGGTTAAACTGTTTATTAACAAACACCACAGGCACAAACAATGTTGCGGTAGGTGCTACTTCACTTGATGCGAATACGACAGGAACAAACAATACTGCTCTTGGTGATGGTGCTTTAGGAGCTAATACAACAGGTAATTCAAGTACAGCAGTTGGTGCTGGTGCTGGATTAACTTCAACCAGCTATGATGCAACTTATGTTGGGTATAACGCTGGCACAAATGCTAATGTGGCAGGTGTTACTCTAGTTGGCGCATACTCTGGTGATGCCATTACTACTGGTGCTGGTAACACCGCTTTAGGATATTATTCTTTAAGTGCTACTACTACTGGTGCTAACAATACAGCAGTTGGGCAATCTGCTTTATTAGCAAACACTACAGGTGATGTTAATACTGCTGTTGGACAAGATTGTTTAAGATCTAACACAACTGGAACTAATCTTTGTGCAGTCGGAAGAAGTGCAGGATATGCTAATACTACTGGAGAAGGCAATACTTTTATAGGTAAAGATGCTGGTGATAATAGTACTACTGCAAACTACAATACTTTAATTGGTTTTCGTGCAAGAGCTAACAGTGCTACTGGTTCAAATCAAATAGTTCTTAGTACAGGTAATGCTATTTTAACAAGTGGTGGTCTGACTAGATTTACTGTAGGTGATGGATCAAACAACTCTCACATTGCTTTAGGAGCTACTGGAGATTGGTCAGGTACTTCAGACGAAAGATTTAAAAAGAATATTAAAGATTCTAATATTGGTTTAGATTTTATTACTGATTTAAGACCTATTACATACCAATGGAAAGACGAAGGTGATATACCTAGTTGGGCTAAAAATTATAAAGAAGGCTCTACTGAATCATATAGAAACTCTAATACTCATCACGGCTTTGTAGCTCAAGAAGCAAAAGCAGTTATAGATAAATATTCTGAAATAGCAGATGGGTTTCAATTTTGGTCAGAAGATGATGATGGACAACAAAATATTGCTTATGGTGCTTTAATGCCAATGATGGTCAAAGCAGTCCAAGAACTTTCAGCACAAGTTGAAGAATTAAAAAACACTAAATGTAAATGTCAATAACACGAGGAAACTAAAATGGCACAAACAGTAGCAGAAGTGTTAAGCGCGGCAACCGATAGCGTCACCGTAATTAACGATATTAATACCAATGGCACAGCATCAGATTATGTTTCCGCATCCGATCTATCTGCGGGAGTTACACAAGCCGATGCAAACGCTAGAGTAAAAGCAAACGTAGATCATTTATCTACAGTCTTGGCTTATGCACCAGTAGACGCAGATGATGATACTCCTGATGTAGCTGGGGCAAGTGATGATAAATCATCTTACACTACAGCGATTACTACTGGTAATACTTATATTTCAAATAATAGCTAGGAAGTTCTATGGATTTTATAATTTGGATATTAATAATAGTTGCGGTCAGCGTAATTGGCTTACGTATTCTTGATGAAGATAAATTCAACCAATTAAAAGAATTTATTAAAAATAAATATATGAGGTAATAATGGCTCTATTGCCTATTACACCAGTAGCGGGTATTGTCACTAACGGTACTGAATATTCCCAAAAAGGTCGCTGGACAAATGGCGATCTTGTGCGTTTCCAAAATGGCAACTTACGGCCTATCGGTGGTTGGGAAAAACTAAAACCAACAGCCTTAACGGGTACACCAACCGCAATGTATGCGTACAGCGATAACGCTGGCAATCAAATACTAGCTGTTGGTACTCGCCAAAAAGTCTATGTTTTAACACGCAATACTTGGTATGACATTACCCCATCTGGTTTTGTTACGGATGCCTCAAATGATCCGTTAGGCTATGGTGCATATAATTACGATGTAGAAGATTATGGCGATGCTCGATCACAGTCAGGATTACTGTTTAATACTACCTCATTTTCATTTGATAACTTTGGTGAGTTTTTAATATTCTGCTCTGCATCTGATGGAAAAATATATCAATGGCGACCACATGGCGGTGGTGCAAATACACCTGATGCTGCGGGTACAGCGATAACTAACGCACCAACTGGAAACTTAGGTGTAATAGTTACCAACGAAAGACATGTAGTTGCATTAGGTGCGGGTGGTGATCCTAGAAAAATATCTTGGTGTTCCAGAGAAGATTTAACTAACTGGACAGCTAAAGCAACTAATACTGCGGGTGATTTGCAAGTGCCGACAGGCGGTAGAGTTATCGGTGCGGTCAAGTGGAAAACTGACGTAATGATATTTACTGATACTGGCATTGCTAAAATGTTTTATGCGGGCAATCCATTTGTATATGGAATACAAGATGCGGGTACTAACTGTAAAGCAATCTCAACTCGCTCTATTGCAACTTCTGGTGATTTCTTATCATGGGTAGGAGAAAACGCTATCTTCTTATTTGACGGTAGAGTACAAGAAATACCATGTGATGTGCATGATTACTTATTTAACGATTTAAACTACAGTTACAGAAAAACAATTGCTGGTGGTCACAACTCAAACTTCAATGAATTTGTATGGTTCTTTCCATCTACAGATAGCATAAAACCTGACAAATATATTATTTGGAACTATGCAGAAAAAGCATGGTCAGTCGGTGCAATGGATCGTGGTTGTTGGATAGATCAAGGTATCTGGGATTATCCAATTGCTTGTGATAATGCTGGTTTTGTTTATCAACATGAATCTACCACTCTTGGCAATTCACCTAACTTGGGTACTGCTGTACCGTTTGCTGAGTCAGGCCCAATCGAATTAGGTAATGGTGATCGTTATATGCAATGCAACCAAATCATTCCTGATTCAGAAGCAAATAGCTTACCTGGCGTGGTATTAAGTTTTAAAGGCAAGTTTACACCACTTGGCCCAACAACAGACTTTGGCTCATTTACTTTTGATTCTAGTGATGGTTACACCGATGCACGTTTTAGTGCTAGGCAAGTGCAAATGACAGTGACAGGTGATACTGACCAAACTTTTGAAGTTGGTAATATTCGTCTTGATCTCAAAGCCAGAGGTAAAAGATAATGGATTTATCCTCACAACAACAATACATACAAAGAGCAACTAATGCTAAATTAAATGTTGCTGGCACAGCTTCATTAGAAACCATCTATACAGCACCCTCTGGCGGTGATTTTGATTTTGCTATCATAGAATCTTTGCTTGTTAGTGATGATGGTAACCAACAAACCGATATAGATATAGTTATTACATCAGGTGGAACAGATCATTATGCTTGGAAACAACACAATATAAGCGCACACGCCACTGATGAAATGCTAACCAGAAGTTTAATTTTAACTGCGGGTGAAATACTAAAAATACAAGTTAGTCATGCCAACATTAATGTTCTGGCAAGTGTAGTGGAATATGCAAAAGGCGATTAATACAGTTATTGATTTGTTCCCAAAAGAGCAATTAGAGCCGTGGGAAATAGAATGGAAAAAATGTAAGCCATTGCTTGTAAAGGCAATGAAGTATCAAGA